TGCTCTGAGCCGATAAGAATACGTCCACCGCCTGTAGGAAACCCGCTGGCGCTATCCATAACAATAGATTGTGCCTCGGCGCTTATTGCTCCGTCCAGAGTGTCAGCACCGCCTGCAAACGTGACCGCAGAAGACGCTACCCGTAAAGGTGTAATGTCTTTGTATGCACCACCTTCACTAATGTAGTATTTAAGCCCTGTGCCTACACCAATATATTTCTCACCAGACAAGGCAACCCAAGGGTGTAACGCACGACACGTCCCAAGGAAAGCGTTGTCTGAGTTTTTAACCCAACCGCCTATTTTTTCAGGGAATCCCATGCGAAACCGTATTTTATCACCATCAAACCAACCGCCTTCGTTGCTATACGAAGTGGTTTCTCGGTTAATTCCGGGCTTAAACTGTAGCTTTGTTAATGGCATAACACCCTCACGATTGTGACCCGTAAATAGTACCGTTGTTCGTCAGTGTAAAACTATTGCCGTTGGATTCAATTCCTTTGCCGCCAGCACCGGGACTTTTACTTGCTTGCGTACCGCCCGTACCACCAGCCGCACCCCAACCACCGCCACCACCAGTTGCAATACCGCTTCCAGAGCCACCTACGTTATTTGCGCTGCCGCCCGTACCACCCGTGCCATATCCACTTTCAGTTGTGCCAGCACCGCCGCTTCCCGGAAGGATTCGCCCACCACCGCCACCGCCAGCAATACCGTTGTTGCTAGAGGCGCAACCACCTCCGCCAGCACCGCCGCCACTCGCTCCGGGATCGCTACTGGTTTGCCCGTTTGCTCCCGAAGCGTTTAAAGTTCCTCCAGCACCGCCACTCGCAATACCAAACGCTGCACCCACTCCACCGCCAGCACCGCCGCCAGCACCGCCGTTAGTAGAATCCCCCCCTGCACCACCTCCGCCAGCAATAAAAGCGCCAGAAAAATTTATTATGGTTACACCCGTAGCCGTTATGCTTATAGCGTTGCCGCCGTTTCTAGAGCCTCCAGAGTTTGAACCGTTACCGCCTTTGCCAATAATTTTTCCATGATTTTTAATAGTAGCGTTAGGCGTATCTATAATTAAACCTGCGGTACTATGCGTGTCAGACCAAACCCAAAAATCTTCTGGAATAATTAGCGTTCCATCGTTAACTATAAAGTCGGAAGTTGTAACTTCCCGTCTGTTGCTCTGACTGTTTATAGCGGTTTCGGAAGACAAAACGACAACTCCACCGCTTATTCCAAACCCTAGTATGTCATATCCAAAAGAAGTCATTAGGCATCATTCTTTGCGTCTGTTGTAAAGAACAGTTTTATTCCTAATAACCTTGCATCTCCCGTCTGTGAATCAGCCGATACGTCTCGCATGATTTGAAAGTATGTCTGTGTATCTACCGCAGCACTTGCTACAGTAACCGCGCCACTTACCGCAGAAACAGTCATGTCGTTGGACGTTCCGCTAAATGCTTTCGCTGTAGCTACCACGTTAGTTCCAAAGGCGGTGTTAATAGAAACGTCATCAGCAATAGAGACGCCTGACAATCCCCAAGCTACAGTGCCTGTATCTGTTCCCGTGACGGTCCAAAAGGCTTGAAACGTGATAGTTCCCTCATTCCAAGATTTAGGAAAACAGACTGTGAACTGTGCGTTTTCATCAGAACTTGGATCAAAGTCTAACACTCTAAGTTCAGGGCCGTTTGACAACTCCACCTGATCTAAACCAGCGCAACCGTTTGTAGTATTAGGGTGCATAGCCCCCGCTGGAACGTAGATGGTTTCTACACCCGCGACCTTTACTGCTGCGGAGTTGTTGGTGAGCGCCCCTGCAACGTCACCCGCACCCGATATATCTAACGTTGCCGCGTCTAACTCACCTGTAAGCGTCAGGTTACGCAGGCTTGCCACATCTTTATTAGCGTCCGCCGTTACAGTTTTACTTGCTACAACCGTACCAACAGCCGCGCCTGTGTCGTTGTAGTTCAACTCTGCCGCTGTCGCAGAAACGGTAGTACCAGCTATGGAAAAAGCGTCTGTCTCTAACGTACCATCAATATCTGCATCACCACTAATATCTAAAGAACCTGCATCTAACTCACCAGTTAGTGTTATGTTTCTAAAACTAGACACATCTTTGTTGGCATCTACTGTCACAACTTTACTTGCAACCACAGTACCTACAGACGCCCCTGTATCACTATAATTTAATTCGTCTGCTGTAGCAGTTACAGCCGTTCCACCTAGTTTCAACGCAGCAACAGCCGTGGTCCCTGCTAGATTAGCATCTGTCAGCAAATCATAAACAACGGCGGCGGAACCCTGACCATCCGTTGCAATCATTTTCACTTCGCCAGCGGCTACTGCAACGTTGGCCCCTGATCCTTGAGAGAAAGTTAACGTTGCGCTAGTAGCGTTTTCAATCATCCAAACCTTAGACACAGTGTTAGGTGCTAGTGTGACCGTACAGGCTTGACCGCCGCCAGTGCATTTAAGATAGAATGAACGGGCTTGATCCGAAGTGCCGTCAGCCATTGTAATAGTGTGTGTAGACGCATCCGCTATAGCTTCAGAGCCGTATGAAAATGCCTCACCAATAAGTTCTAAGTTAGCGTTGGTTTTAGTTCCCCACGTACCAGACGCTTCGCCAGTACCAATCTCTTCTAACCTTAGATCGTTTACATATGTACTAGCCATGTCATTATCCTATGCCGCAATATTTGTCCAAGACGGTGCTTGTGAGGTAGTTATAGCAGAGAAATTTGAATTTTGTGAAGGCGTTATGTTAGAAAAATTAGATGTTTGATTCGGTTCAATATTTGACCAAACCAAAACATTTTTTACTTCTGCTGAACCAGAAACGCCCGTGACAGAAATAGTTTTTCCAACGCCCGTAGACACTGAACCGACAGAACCAGTACCAGAAACGCCTGTGACAGAAAGATTAGAATTACTTACAACGGACGAGGAACCGACAGAACCCGTTCCCGCAACACCTGTGACAGAAACTGATTCAACGAATGAACCAAATCCCGCAATAGAATTATCAGCTAATGAACCAAATCCCAACACAGTAAAATTCTTTCTTTAACTGGGTGCCACGGGCCAAGTTACGTTGTTCGGAAACCCAGATTGTTTGGGAATATCACGCAATGCGCTACGGTAGGTGCGCCACTGATCTAACACATGGTCAGGCCAAACTTTGCTGTCAGATTCTGCTAAAAGTTTGTCGCGCTTGGCTCTGATTGTCAACGCTTTAAGTGCTGTGGTGTCAGGCTGAGTTTCTTGAAAGTTAGACCAATCTGACAAATTGGCGTTGTCATCAAATACCGCTGGATCGCCTGTTGTTTTATTGTAGAATGTTTTAACCATTATTAACGCCCTTCTTTACAGGTGATAAACTCTCAAATTTCCCGCACCGCCAGCGCCAGAAGCCGCGCCGAAAGCCGCAGACCCGCCCCCGCCCGGAACTGACCCCGCATTACCAGCCGAGTTTTGATTTGGAGATGCCCCAGCATCACCGCCATACTCAGAAATATTATTGCTAGGTTGAACACTTGTTGTGCCATCGTCATAGACTGCGCCACGATTAAACCCCGCAAAATTTCCATTCGTCGGGGACGCCATAAATTTTGATGTATCTACAGTCGTTGTGAAAAATGCGGGATAAGCATAAGTAAAAAAGAAGGCTGTAAGCGACGTTGCTGCACCGCTAGGGATGCCAGACAACACGGTTTGCCCAGAGTTGCCGCTTCCGCCAGTATTGCCCGTGGTGTATGTCACGCCACTGACTGTCAAAGTGGTCGCGCCACCCGCGTTTCCCTCTGCATCATTTGCCGCTGCCCCTCCAGCGCCGATTACGTATTCCGCACCGTCCAGTTGAGCCGCTGTTCCAAGCACGAAAAACGACAAACCGCCGTAACCCCCTCTTTGCGGCGAACTTCCATTACTACCACCACCTGACCCCCCAGAATCTCCACCCCCGACACCATACATCCAGACAAGCGCATCGTCTGCTAAACCGCCTTTGCTCCAAGTGCCTGACGAGGTGTACGTATTAGTTGGACTTGCCCAATTTGGCGGCGGCGTTCCAATCTGCGCTTCAGCAGCAGAAATTAAAGTTCTCATTTCAGCGGGAGTAACCGTGGCCGCTAGGGTGGGATTACCGCTGCCATCAAGCCCTACTGCTACACTTAAAGCTGCGTAAGAAATATCTGTTCCGTCCGAGGTAAGTACAGTACCCGCGCTACCTTTGGCTAGTCTAGCCGTTGCACCGCTTGCATT